GAACAAGAAGCTGCGCAGTGCTGCATCGGAACCTGAATTTGTGTCAGCTTTGCAGGAATACAATGCTGCTTTTACAAGTGCAAAACACAGGCTTACGGACGATGAAATACAAATGCTGCAAGCTTTTGCTGTTAGTGCTAAAGCCGTATGGGTATTGCAGGCCGTAAGGGAGTTAAAAGCAGCTAACAGGGGTAAAGTGATTCGTAATCCGAAGAATTATCTTTTTGGCATACTTGGTAACTGGCTTACAGATGGTTTGCCAAATGACAATAAAGCTGCACAGCAATCGCTGGATGATTTTTACAGACAGGAGGGCATAACGTGAATGTTATAACAAAGCAAAATGTTTTAAAAGCGTTTTACCAGTTTGATAAGAAAAAGGTGCCGATCGTGGAAATAAACGGTAAACTTTCTGCCAGCATGGATATTGCCATGCGCAAAAGGCTGTGTGATGAATGGCTGGTTGCGTTCCGTACTGTTGATGCCGTTGTATTCGATAAAGCAGCTGAGCTTGCCCTTGCTTCCTGTAAAAAATATCCGGAAGAATCTGAAATGTGGGATTTCATCAGTCAGGCTGCAGAACTGGGCAATAATGAACCGGCACAGGAAGAAGCTTTACTTCCAACACCGCCCGCTCCGAAAAAAGTACCGGAATATGTTCAAAAACCTCAACGGATTGCCAAAATAATAGATTTGGCAAAAGCAGGCAGGTTTGCAGAAGCGGCACAGTATTTCAAAACTTCTATCGAAGAAGATGAAATAATCTGCTACGCTAAAGAGCATTGGCCGGAAGCAGAAGCTGAATGGATAGAGAGAAATAAAGACGAACTTAAAGAACTGGTTGAGCAGGAGCATATCTGCGGCAAATGTATGTGCTTGAAAAGGTGCAGGACGAACGGCTACAGGCGTGTTGGCTCAATAGATAAATATACAGGCTTTCTGATTTTAAAAATGGAAGTCTGCTCAATGAGAAGGATGGAAAAAAATGCAGGCATACAGAATTAATGGATTGCTGATAAAAGTGGAACGGTGCGCAGCTGATATGTACATAGTCAGAAATATTCCGGGAGTTTTTGATAATCAGGTTGCTATTGGCGCGATCGTCCATAAGGAATTGGCGCAAAAGTTTTTGGACAGCTACGCTGTGAAAAGCAGCGATAAAACATTGGACATCTTGGATGTTGACTTTGAAGAAAAACTTCCTGAAGGAATACGGTATTGCCGTGGTTGCGT